CTCAGTTTCAAGATTCAGGCTTGCGCGTTCAGCTGCTAGCTGTCGGTTTTTCGCTGCCAAAGTTTCGAGCGTAGTACCTACGCTGTCCTCCGCTATCACCTCATCCCGCAGGGCCTGCGTACGCGAGCGTATGGCGGCCTGCTCCCTCAATCTTGCTTTTATGCCCGCATCTGTCTGGGCTAGATGCCTCTGTGCATCTTTATACGCCTCTTCCCTTCGTTTCTTTTCAGCTTTTGCGTTCTTTTCAGCTTCTTTTTCCGCCTGCGCCCTTTCTTTCGCCAGCTTCTTTTCAGCAGCCTCGGCGATCCGAACACGCTCTTTTACTCCTGCCTCCGCCTGCCGTGCCAGTTTCAGCTGTTCAGCCGCCGCTGCTTTTTCTGCCTCGGTTGCCCTCTTGGCTCTTGATTCCGCCGCCCGCACCCGCTCTTTCGCGCCTGCCTCTGCCTCTTTTGCGGCTGCGGTTCTTTCTTTCGCGGCCTGCTTTTCAGCCTCTGCGGTTTCTTTCGCTATGCGCTTAGCCTCCGCCTCTGCCTTCTTGGCTTCCTCTGCCGCTTTCTTTTTCTCTGCTGCGGTTTTCTTAGCTTGTTCTGCCTCAGCTTCTTTTGCTTTCCTGTTTTCGTCCGAGGCTTTCTTCGCTTTTTCCTGCGCCTTAGCCAGCTCCGCCTCAGCTTTCGCCAGCTGCTCTGCCAGCTTAGCCCGCTCCGCCTCTACTTTCGCCAGCTGTTCCTGCGCCAGCGCGTAGGTCTCGATTGCTTTCGCTGCGGTTTGGATGTTTTTGTACCCTTCCAGCGGCGTCTCGTTTGCCAGCTTTGCGCTCTGTGTGAGTACTGCTTTTATTGCGGTTTCTATGCCTGCGAACGCCGCCTCTGCTTCTTTCGCGGAGGCTATCGTATTTTTGAACAGGTCGGAGTCGAAAAAATCCTCATTTTTTAACTTGTCCATTGGCTATTTTTACTAATGTGTAATACTCGCGGACGCTTAATTCTTCTTTTTTCAAGTGGTAGCCCTGCATTTTTGAGAGCTGCATCAGGTCTTCAATCAGGTTTGCGCCGGGCTTTGCAAGTTCTTTCAGGATTGCTTCAGCTTCCCGCGCCTCTATTTCCGCCAAGGTCAGCTTGAACCTGTCCCCAGCCCTTGCCTCTTCAAGGTATGCTATTTCCCGCCGTTTCGCCTGCAAAAGGCGTATATAGTCCTGATTCGCGCCTATTATTGCCGTAATCCCGTCATTTATGCCCTCCCATGCCTCGTTCAGCTCTTTTTTGCTTCCGTCCCCCAGCTTTTGCAGGTCTCCAGTTTCCTGAATCTCGCGGAAGAGTACTATGTTTAGTGTGTCGATTGTGTGTATTTTCATGGTTTTAGCGTCTGTTTTAACAATATCTGCATCTTTTCCCGCATTAAATCCGCTAAAATAGCCTTGCTGCCCTCCGTCAACCCGATAATATCCTGCCCGTATTTCGCACGGAGGTCTTCAAATTCGCCGTCTTCGTTTATGACGTATGGGTCGTAAACTATCTCCGCACCCCCCGGCATGGGTTTAACCCCGAAAGAGGCATGGAAAGCCCCCGTCTCATAAAGAGTTACCCTGTCATCGGGAAGCCCGACATCCAGTTTATGATCTATTGTGAAGGGGGTATAGGGCGGGCGCAGAGGTTTGCCCAGGGAGTCGATACCCTTATCGTACAGCTGTTTTCTGGTGTTAAGCTCTACTATTGTAGCTTGCACATCCTTATCCTGCCAGATTTTAGAGGCTAATCCCCCCGCATCCAGCCGTATAATCATCCCGAAAAGTATCTTTGCCAATCCAAACATGCGCAAAGATACCAAAAAACGTGCGGTTTTGGCAAATAAAAAAGCCCCTCCAAAAGAGGGGCTAATCTTCTTAGGATAAGTAGGTTATGGTATTACTACCAAGAAGTCCATGAACAAACCGCTGCGGCCTGAAGTTATCACCAGCACATCCCCCACCGCCTGCGCAGCAAAAGCGATCGCGTAGATACCCTTGCCCGTCTCGGTTACCGTTGTGGGTACTACCGCCGTAGAGGTCGTGCGGTTCTGGATTGCAAAATCCGCAGCCTTCAATCCTTGGATGTGGTGCGGGTTGTTCACAGTGCCGTATTCGCTGGTAAGTTCTGCGGTAAACCCAGTCGTGGTGATTACCGTAACCTCTGCAAATGCGTCAATCAATCCGCCCGATGCCGCAATATCTGCGAAATTCGCAGACGTGGTGAACATGTCGATTTTTTCGTCAAGTTCGTACTCCGAGTAGGCGAACATCATATCTACCTGCTGGACAGCCTCGCGGGTCGGCTTGACAAGCGAAACGTGGAACGTCCCTTCCTCGATCAGGTGCGGGTAAAAGTTCAATCCGTCTTCAGAAACTGTTCCAGACAAACGGTTTTGCCCATCAGCATTGAAGCAGGATATTTGGGCGCACTCCGCGCCTTTGAGTTTGGACAGATATACGTAGCTCGCCCGGACTGCTGAACCTTTGAAGGTGCGCGTGCCCTCGCGTAGGATGAACGCCTTGCCGTCAATCTCCTGCGTAACAGGCTCTGCCCTAACATCTTCAACAGTGGACAGCTTCAGGGTCGGATACCACCGCTTTGTCTCGTCCGGGTCGTTAATCCTCGCCGTGATGTACGCCTGATCCACCACGGTGTTCACTGGGATTCCGTTTCTCGTCCCATCTGCTGCCGTCGTGTGCATCAGGAACAAAAACTGGGTAACATCCAAAAGCTGGATGCACCCTGGGCGTCCTGTGTTGCCTATCGCAACATCGCAATTGCATAATGCCATAATGCTTTTATTTTTAGGTTGTTACTCTATACAATTTGTTTTCTTCTTAATAGGAAGTTTGAGCCTCAGTTCTACCCCGCTCAGCATCTCGTCAAAGATAGTCCTGATATGCCCGCGCTCCTGGGCAAACCTGCCAAAATCTGCGTGCGGTATCGTATCCGCGTACTCGATCAGCTCGCCTGCGAACAGGGGGGACAGCAAAACCTGCGAAAGAAAGTGTTGGGCGAGCGCATCCATGCGGCGCACCGTGTTGTCATAATGCGCATCCGTAAGCCATGCCGGGTCTGCATTATCCAGAAAAAACAAGATAATCTCGCATTCCCGCTCTATCGGGCTGGAATCTGCAAAAATCTGCCTGTCGCGCAAAATCTCGTAAAGATACACCGCTGGAAACTTTGCGGCGGAGGGTAGCGTACCCAGCTCTATATTTACGGATATTGGCGTCCCGTGCAAAAACTGGGGCGGGGGTATCACTACCGACTCCGCCAGCTGAAAAACACCCTCGGCGGTTATCTGCCCAGCCGATACGCTCAGCACCTTTGCAGGCGTGCCGTCCACCAATACTTGCATCCCAGCGCGTAGATGCAGGGCGTCCGCAACTTCCAGCAAAGTGCTGTTCTGCCCCGCGATTGCCTGCAGAACTGGCTGCTGCAGAGGCAAAGAGGCTATGAAGCCTCCGACTATATCGGCAATCTGCTCTCTCATTTCGCTTTGCGCCGTTTTTTTATCCGGTCGCAGATAGCCCATGCGCCCAAAGCGATACCGATAATCAGGCTAACCGTTTCCAGATAGGAGTTTAAGAACTCTAATTTAGAAGCAATCCATGCGCCTGAAGAGCCTGATAACCCTAAAATCTGCAAAAATCTATCCTGCATTACGCCTCGGTTGTTAGGATTGTGAAAAGCTCATCGTTGCTTGATACCGGCGAACCGTTAACGGTTGCGAACATGGAGTAATGCACCTCATCGCTGTCGCCGCCGTGGTAGCGAAACCGTACGCACTCATTGCCGCCGGAACCTACCAAGTTGATAGACATTACTGCATCTTTGCGGATGCAGGTTTTGCGGACGTTGCCGAACGCCCCTGCAAGGTCGCCAAGATCTAAATGGATAGCCGTTGCCGTAGTGGTCGCTATTATCATAGCTCTGCAAAGTTTAGGGCCGCATAAACCGTTAGGTTGTTTGCCAGCGGGGTTACTGCCAGAACGGCAAAATTAGAACCTGACAATTCGAGCAGCACGCTGGGGGAGGTGTCCCCCACCGTGTTTTTAGCTGCGTACCCCGCAGAGGCTGCAATGGGCGTGCCTGTTACTGTGTGCGTGTTGTCTAATACAGCCCCCAAGGCAGTACTGCCCCGGACGGCTACATAGTCCCCTGCAGCCAATCCCGTAACCGTTGGGTTGTACAGCAGCTCCCACAATAGGTTATTGTTGGTCGCCGCCATTACCGCCAAAGAGTTGATATACAGCTTAGGTGTTCCGCCCGGCTTGAGCGCCAAAACCGCGTATCTTGTCCCCGAAGAGGGCAGTGTTACCGATGCCGCCACGCGCCCGAAAGAGCGTGGGCAGGTTTTGCGTTTGGGTTCGCCCCTCCGCTGCTTGAAACCGGGGCGAACCCGATATACTCAGCTGACAGCTTAGCCGTTAAGCCGTCCCGCGTCCAAGGCCCTGCAGGTTCGGTTACTTGGCTTGCAGATATAGGCGTTTTAAACGCGTATGGATTGCGCTCCGTTATTTGGTCGGATAGGTACAGCACATCGGCGTTTGTGGCGCATAGGCTCAGGCAGGCGTTCTGGCTGGGGGTACATAGCAGGATAACTCCTGCACTGCTCCGCAGTACGATGTTCCCGCCTTCAAGCGTTATGCGTGTTATTACAGCCATGTAGTGCGGGTTCTTGGCGTACCTTTGTACGACGTGTAATCGTAGTTCTGCGGGTTGTAGCTGATATACTGCTGTATGGCAGTGTACCGCGACACTCCCTTGTTGTATTTTAGGTGCAGCCCCGCGCCTATGCCCGATACAGGCGTGGAGTTTTCAGCCGCCGCAGAGGTTGCGCCTATCTCGCGCATCTGCGTTGCCTGCATCCTGCCGTACTCGAAAAATACGAAATACATCAGCATCCGCTTAATTCCCTCGGACATCAGCACCTCGCTGCCGCACTGCACCGCGAACGGTGCGCGGAGTACTTCGTACTTCAGCTGCAGGCACTCTTGCGTGTCCACATCAAAATCGGCAATGAACGCCTCAGCCATTTCAACACCGAAAAGTTCCCAGAGCGTTTCTGTCTCGACACTGTCGCAAACCGCCTGGAGCGTTGCCTCTGACAGGTTATTATATGCCAGCTTCAGGTCGCCCTGCGCAAAGTCTGACGGTTTGACAAACAGGCTCATGGGTTACTTCTTTGCGGGTTTTTCGACTGCCGTGATCTTGGCTTCCAGCGCAGCGATAGTTTCGCGGGCGGCTGCCAGTTCGTTTTCAAGCAGCTTGACCTTTTCCGCATCGGTCAAAGCTTTCGGCTTCTTAGCCTCTTCCTTCGCCCGCTCGATGCGTGCCAAGTTTTCCTTGGTCACATTGGCAACATACTCCGCCTGCTCTTCTTCGCGCAACTTACGGGCAGCTGCTTTGTAGTCTGCGAACCCTTGCGGGTGCGACATCTCCGCAACACCCTCGCTAACCAAACGCGCACCTGTTGCGGTGTCGTAGTTTGCAACAGTCCCCGCCTTGATGCCCGCCGAATGATCCCTCAAAAATTTTATGTACATGGCTATGTATTTTTTTAATAATGCCCGCAGGTTATTGGCCTGCGGGCGGTTATTGGTTAGGGCTTGGTGATTGCTGTCTTGATTGTCGCAATGTCATCGTAGATGATTGCCTGCTCGTCAAGTTTTTTGACGAACATGTGCGCCCGCGACTCCGCCAAAATTACAAACCGGTTGCGGATGAAATCATCGTTTACCCAGCCGATTTTAACGTTGTACGGCAGGTAGCTGGTTACGTTGTACACAGATGCGTCAGCAACCAATATTTTGCCGGTCGGGATCTCTGCATTAGGGATGATTGTTACCCCGCCCACCGAAACAGTATTGCTGAGGCTCGCAGTCGGGAACAACGGCAATCCGTTTGCATCCTTCGCGGAAACGAAATGGATGAAGAAGTCCACATGGTTAATCAGTACGATGTTGGCCATGTACGGCGCTTCGTCTGCGAAGTTGTGGGTGTCGGCAATGTCCACGATGCAGGCATTGATTACGTCCATGATGTTCGGGTTCTCAACCTGGACCGCCATTGCGCCTGCCGAAAACACACGCCCGTAAGCTGTCAAGCCTTTCGGGTTCGTACCCAAACCGTCAGAAAACAGGATTATGTTCTGGCGCTTCAGGTCGTGCTTTTTGCGCAGGTAATCCGTTGCCAACGACTGGACGTTCGGAATGTCCTGCGCGGCTTCCTCGGTCAGCTTTGTCCACACCGCAATTTTGAACGGCGTTGCATAACGGGTCTCGAAGCGGAAATCAATCTGAGGCTTCAAACCGCCTTCAGTTACCAAGCCCGCATCCCCCTCTTTCGGCAGCATGTCCGTGTAGGCGTAAGCCGCACGGTCAGTCGGCATGAGCGTAATCACCGAGTCGATGAACGGAGTTTTGAGGTTGATAGGGCCTGCAGGTGCTGTCTGGATGCCTACGATTGCAGGCGTGCCGTCTGGCATGGTAGCCGATGACGATGTAACCGCGCCAACGGCTTTGTACTCGATGTACCCGCCTTTGGTGTGCAGCCCCTTGATAGTTTCCGCGTTTTCTGCAACAAACTTTGCAACCTCGCCAAGCACGCTTTTAGGAGCTGCAAGCCCGCCCGACATCAGCTTGCCGATTACCAAGCCCTGCTCCTTCATAGCCGTTTCCAGCTCTTCAGTTTTAGCCTTGGCTTCTGCCGCTTCTTTGCGCACCGCGTCCAGCTCTGCCTTGCGGTTCGCAGCCAGATCCTTTGTGTACATTTCCTGCTGTGCAGGGGTGAGGCTGTTATACTCTGCCTCGTTTAGGGTTTTGAATGTTCCGTCTGCGTTACGCCACATACTGATTTTTTTTTTACAAATGTAGGAAATAAAATGATTTATTGCTTTTCGGTTCTTGTGTTCCACATGGAACACTTTTCGCCCCGGCTGGAAGTGTCGGCGTTGCGAAGTTGCTTCCCCGCAGAACCGCCGAACCTTCCATGATTTTTGCCTCGGTGACGGCGAAAAAGTAGCCGTCTTTAATGTCCGCCCCGTTTGCTATCAGGGGGTAGTAGGTTTGCCAATTGGCGTATTCTTGTTTTTCGTCTTTGTCGTCAATCGCGAGGTGCAGTTTAACGTAGCGCATCCCTACGCTGTGCTGCTTTACCCTGTTCTTTTCGTACTTTTCAAACATCAGCGGGTTGTCCCCCCTCTCCAAATCTGCATCGAAAATAAGTGCCTGCGTCTTGCCGGAAAAGCCGACACCCAAATCCGCAAAGTCCATGTCCTGCGTATATGCTTTCACCCCGTGGGCAATCACATTCGCAAAGCTGTTTTTGTGTTCTTGGAGCAGGTCGCGCTCTGCTGACTTGGATAGGTCTTTGTCCCACAATCCGTTAATGTGCACATCTTCATGGGAATCGAAAAGGTTGGTCGTGTTTATCACACACTTCCTGTTCATCCTGTTCGGGTCTGCTGCTGGTGCATCGGGTTCGGATTTATCCGATCCTGTTTTCAGGTTGAGGATGTAGCCCCCGCACCCGTCCGCGTATTTCATGGATGCCCGCTTTGCAGCCAATACCTCCGCGCCGTATTTGGCTAGGTACGCCCGTATCTCTTTCGCGCCTGCGAACTGCGATTTATCAATTATCATTTGTTTACGGTGTTTTGGTTCGCCTGCTTGTCCGCCAGTTTCTGCCGTGCTTTCTCTTTCGCTCCGCTCATGGCTTTTTCTTTTATTGTTCCATGTGGAACATTAGAACCCTATTATCTTCCTCAACTCTTCATCGCTCAGCTTGTCGAGGATCTTCCCTGCGATTAGCGGGGGGAGGCTCTTCAGTGTTTCCAGCCTCGGGTCTGGGGCTGTACCCAGTACCGCCTCTGCCTGCTCATCGGTGTAGCCCATGTCCTGCATCAGCAGTGATTTGCGCCCCGTGCGAGGGATAGGCATGGATGCAATCTCGCGGATGCTCTGCATCCGTATCAGGTCGGTCTCTGCGAACTCCTTGCCTGATAGCTTAATCTCATCGACTGCTGATAGGTCGAGTTCCATCCGCAGTTGGCTCTTCCAGTTCGCTTCCAGCCACCACTTGTTGAACGCATTGACAAGGTAGTCGTTTGCCAGCGGGATGAACACCTGCGTATATGCCGCCCGCATTGCCTCGGCCATATTGTTGTAGGTAGAGGCGTTGGGGTCGCCGAATATCTTGGAGTCCAAACCGTACACGCCCGCAACGATGCGGAGCTTTGCCAGCCCCGATTCGTCAAGGTTCAGATCGGCGGGGGACTGGTATAGGTCTGTACTGGTAATCTTGGCGTTCGTAAGATACGCCTTCCCCGCGTTATGCTCCCCGCTTGCCGATGCGTCAAACGCAGCCTGCAGTTTATCCCGCTCTGACGGGGTTATGGGCAGGTCTGAGTTGTTGCTGATAATCTTGGAGCTGCCCCTGTTTTTGAATAGGAAAGCCTCGGTCTCCGCGATGCTCATGGATGCAGTAACCGTCTCGCCTAATACGCTCAGCTTGCTTTTAGGCGTTCCGCAGTTTGAAGGCATTTGGAGGTGCATTACGGTATCCAGCTCTGCTACCCTAACCAGCTTGCCGTTTTGATAAGTTTCGTAGTATGCCAGCTCGCCGCGCGAATTTTTAACGGCTGCGGTTTTGTTGGCCGGCAAGATTTCAAAGTCTTGGAATTTCGTACCGAAGCCAACGGAGGATAGCCCGTTAACGTACGCCTGACCGTGTATCAGCAGGTCGGCTAATAGCTGGTATCGGAACGCCTTCCCCAGCTTATCCCATAGCGCCTGCTCTGGCGAGCCTTGCACCGCTGCACCCTTTGAATTGCGGAAAATGTATGGCAGGGAGCTTGCCATTGTCGCCTGCTTATCCACCACCATGAACGCCGCGTGGCTGGAATCGTATGCCTCTTGGTACTTCTCGGCGGTTTTGAATCGGAACTTCCCAACGCCAAGCCCCAGCGCAGCGAACCAGCTGAGGCCGTTGGCGGGCGCAGCCCGTGGGGTGAAAAACCCGTCAAACCATGAAAACATCCCCACGAGTGCAGTTATTATTTTGGATGCGCAAATATAGGGCAGAATTTTATATTATGCCCCGTTCCTCCAAATATTTTACGGCGTATCTGATACCGTCCATGTGGTGGTTGTATTTGTCAATCGGCTTGTTGATAGCCTTGCCTGTCATGCGGTCTTGAACCCAGCAGTACTGCCGTACTTCGTCTGCAATGTTGGGGCTTTCAATCACGTTCACCCGCCACTTTGACAGCCTCGATATTTCTGCATTCACCGCGCCTTTGCTTATCGGGATGCAGCACCAGTCCCTATCCCTCAGCTCGTTTATAGATTTCTGCTCTGCGCTGTCTGCGATTATCAGGTCTTCAGCTTTTACGCCATGCTCTTTGAACCGCGAATGCAGGCTCGGTTTGTCAGGGTCTTTTTCACCTGGGACGTTCGTCAATTCTGTCTCGTAAAAACATTCCTCTACCCATAGCTCCCCCCGGTGCTTCCATATCCGCCCGCAGGCGGACGGGTCGTTCACATA